GTTATCTGAGCGACTTTAACACAAAGTTTGCCCGCAGGACATTCTCGATATATATCGACGGTGCTCTGCGAGTATGCGAGGAGTTAGGGTGCGACAGTTTCGTAATGGTTGCCACAGGGGCCCAACTGAAAGGCGCCACGGACAAAATGTCGCGCAACAACTGGCGCTACAAGACCTTAAAAAGTGGAGAAGTATACATTGCTAGTGCTGCTCTACAAGACATTGTTGTCTCCAGCGGTCTTAAGGCCAGTTTGCCATGGGTTCAGAATATGGCCAACCCACGGCTCAAGGTGAGTCATGCCGATGGTCGTCTTATTGCCGAAATCAACAGAACACTCTTAGTGCGTGCTGGCGTCGAAACAAACCCTGGTCCTGCAATACCGGCATTGCTGGTATTTGCGGTCACGTTTGCGGGTTTTAGTTTCACCGAACAACTACTCGAAGGAGTAACCATGTCTCTCCCTGTGTTAACACAGTCAGTGACTTGGTCCTTCGAGTGGATGTTCGGAGAGTGGTTAGATAACTGGACTATGGACTGTGCTTATGACCAAGCCGACCGAGAATGGCTTAGAGTTGTGTATTCTTTGCCAGGCATCGGTCGAATGTTCGGGCTATTCGCTCGATTTGGTTTGGTCTATTCTTATGGAGAGGCTAGACGTGCGCCCCTTGTTTGTTCTATACTGCTCAAGTTCAGACAACCTCTGTTTACACCCCTGTACGACTTGAACGTGATATGGTGGTACTGCGTTGCCATGAGTTGTTTGTCATTCGTGGCATTCACATCATCTTGCATTATCACCGTATTAGTAAGCAGGCGATGGTTCCGTCGTGTCAGGGTGCACAACAAGCAAAAGTTTTTTGCTGTTAATGAACTAAAAGACCAGTTTAGGAGATACAAGGATAAGTTGACCGTACCTGATCATCAACCAGGTCAGCACATTAGGCTAGCCTTCCAGCGTAAAGCTGCCGAAGCGTTTTGTTTCGACATGTTACTCGACAAGTTCGATCGTGTACGAGACGTCGGCGGCTCAAGGAGCAGATTCCCTGAACTGGGTTTCGCGAAGCACGTTTGTGGTCCAGTGTTGAGCAATGACGATATACTGCGTGAAGACAAGAGCAGGGGAGTGTTTGAGGTATGCAAAACCAGAGGTGAAGAATGCCCTTATAGACTATCAATACCGGCATGGATCCTGTCACATGTCGATTACCACCTCACCCCTGCTCAAATGGCCCTTATTGCTACCGGTCCCGGGTTTATTATCACCCACAACTTCAACCGCCATCACAATGGTGTTGGAGCATATGAGGGAAAGAAGGGCACGCAGTATGAAGCGACGGTACAAGTATCGAATGGTTCCGTTACAATGATCCCCGAAGGTGGTACGCCCTATTTGGCTCACCCTTTCCACAATTGGTTAAGTGAAGGCAGCGTGGTGGCTCAAACTGGTGCTTTTACTTATGTGGAACTTGGAGAAATCGGAGAGACTAGCGTTATATACTGTCACCCAAGTGACGGTGTGTATAGCTTGGACAGCCCTACTGCATTAACGACGAACGCTAAGGATTGTTACCCGATGATTGGGTCTTACGCTGTGCTGAGGAATGACAACACCAACATGTACGAGCTGACTTCTGCCGCCAGAAACCGTTGTGTTACCTTGCCAACTGGTCTCATCGACGAAGTTGCTATGACCATGTCCTCTGCCCCCCGAGACGTTAAATATGCTAACACCATGCGATCTTACTTGACTGGGAAGTTAAGAGCACTTGGACTTGGGACGGACAAACTGGAGATTGCGTATCATTTATCATGTTACCTCTCTGACAGGATGGCCGTTGATGTTGTGCCCTTTTCAACCTGCATTCGAGGAAATCCTGTGGATTTTGGATGGCGCGTCTGGATGGTAAATAAAATGAGGATTCTGGTTCACGCGACTTTGGGAAATGGGGTGTGGCGCGCTGTTTGGCTTGGCACAGTTGTAGAGTCTGTCATACCGTGGATGTTTCCGACAGTGCATGTCCCGACGTATGAGGTGTATACGAATCAGATTAGCGCCAAGTTCGGTGGGGGGTTACGTACCAAGTTCAATAATAACTGCTTTCGTACTCCGGCCCCGGCAAATTTGTCCAGCACTACTCAATGTAGTCAGCCGGGTCCCAGCCAAAACGTTGGACAATGTTTTAACAGCATTGGAGACTCGAGTTCTGAATGTGGTAGCGAAACCGCATCCGAGTCTGACGTTGAGGTGGGAGCTCCAAGTGGGAGAAAATCAAGCGTGCATCAGGCCAATGTTCAACAAGGTGGAGCTCAACGAGGAAGAATCGTCAATGGTATCCTTGAAAGACGAGCTCCCAAAGCCCGAGAAATTCCAGAGGATGTTAGATCTCCGACAAGTGTTCGCGAAAATGCTCGATCAAGGCCGGCTGAAAGAAAGACAGTGGTTGGAATACAACAGTCGCCAGCTGAACCAACCCCAGTGGTGCATGAATACGTCCATGACTTCGGAAGTACAGGCCCAACTGTCTCATCTGAGCCAGAGCCAGTTGCACCAAGTGCAACAATTGATCGATTACCCATTGTCGTCCCTAAAATACTTGTCGATGAGATCGAGCCTGAAGGAGATCGTCCTCGCTTGCAAATCTCAGGCTTTGGAAAACCTTACGTTAGCACACTTCCGCGATTCGTTGCAGATTTTGTTAATGAGGAACTTGACGGGTGCCCAACGGAATTATATCTCTGGGTTGAATCGGTACTTGCTGAGCTTGGTCAATGTGAACGAGACAAAGTTATTGACCTGGTGCAGTACCTCATCGGATTGGCAGCTCAACCTGCCGGCAAATTCAGCGATAAGTCCTCTATTCCTGCTGGCAGTGGCTTATTACCAATCCTTACTCCAGAGCAATCACAAAACCTCGACACTGTCCGATACAAGTCCTTTACCTTTCGAGGAATGGGTATCGCGGTACCCCGAAATGCGGCGCAAGCAGCTGAGGGAAGCCAAGAAAGTAGCGGACAGATTATGGGTGAGTCCAAAGGACGCGATCGTAAAAAATTTTCTAAAAATAGAAACCAGCGTAAAAAGTGGAGATCCCAGAAATATCAGTCCTAGATCTGATGTGTTCTTGGCAATGATCGGTCCCTATATATCTGCTTTTGAGAAACGACTTTGCCAACATCCGAGGTTGGTCAAAGGCCTTGATATTGCACATCGAAACAGTAAGATGCATCACCTGTTAGAATGTAGTCATTTCATTGAAAGTGATTACTCCAGGTTTGATATGTCAGTTTCGAAGGAAGTGCTTGAGGCCTGTGAACAAACTTGGTTGACCTTGGCTTTTGCCACTGACCCCGATGTGCCAAAACTTTATGAATTATTGAAGATGGCTGCACATACTAAAGGGGTTAGTGACATTGGTCTGCAATACGAGGTCATAGGCACACGCTGCTCAGGAGATGCACACACTTCCATATGTAACGGTTTGTTAAATGACTTCGTTACCTGGTTGTGTTGTCCCGGAACTGTTCATTTCCATGAAGGCGACGACGGAGTCATTGGTGTTACCAGTGAGGAGGCCATGATGTTGTGCGTGCGCAATCTGACCTTTGCCGAGTCGCTTGGATTCCAACTTAAAGCTGATGTGTACAGTGACTTACACCAGGTCTCCTTCTGCGGCCGGTTCCTTACCAATTCTAGGGACACGTTGATCAGTTATTGTGATCTAAACCGCACCCTGGCGAAAGTGCACACTATTTGCGCTGATGGCAATAATAAAGCCCTCCTAGTTGCAAAGTGCATGAGTTACTTTCACACCGATCGTGATACACCCGTTCTTGGTGCTTTTTGCGAAGTTGTCATCAAGTTATATAAACATCAGTTGAGTGATCGACAACTTAAGCGCGCTCAATACGCGTTGTCTCGCGACATGCATCATAAAATGTCGATTAGGTTCTGTGACGATATCACCGCGAAGAGCAACCCGCTTCCAGAAGTTAGGGCTGCTGTTGCTTCTCGCTGTGGGTATGAC